CACGAACAAAAGCATGATTAAGCCAATAGCTACGCATTGGACCCATAATATGTCTAGAAGCTTCATCATAAAGCTCTTCAACTTCTGTATTGTACTTATCTGCCATTATTTACTCTTTTTAATTTCCTTAATTAAACCTAACGCCTTTTCTGCTTTTATTAATTTTTTTTTCCAGAATAGCACAGTCCTTTTTAAGTTTCTCATATGAAACCTCCAAAGGCTTCCAATACTCTGGACCTTTCCAACCAATTTGTTGAGCTGCGTCTTTAATGCAATCCACACCAACATCTAAAAAACCTTCTTCCTCAATAGCTGGACCACGAAAAATTCCAGGGTCTCCTTCAGCCTTTGGTAAAAACGATACGTAGCATAATCCAACATTAGCACTATCTAGCCCATAATCTCCACCCTCAACTAATCTAAACATAATTACCTCATCATATAGGACCAATTATCTGGTTCCTTAGCTCTTTCTTCTAATTGCGCCCAACACCTGTCTTCCAGTGTAGGAACTTTCTTCCTTCTATGTCTATATGCTGGCATAGAACGAGTCATTTCCCACGCATACGCACCAGTATCTACCATATCGTCATGTTTAGAATTAGGAAAATTCCTATGTTCCTGCTCCCACAAAAACAACCAAGAAGCACCAGAAGGAAACCAAACCTGCTGATTAGAAAT